CCTTTGGTCATGGCTGTAAAAAATTGGTCTGCAAGACCAGAAAGCGTTGGCAGCAGCTGCGATGCAACTTGACGGCCAACACCTTGCACGCCCATTCCAATCAAATCGAGTGTGTCATTGAACTTGGCGGCATTGGCTGTGGTTTGATCGTCCATTGTCAGGCCCAATTTTTGGGCCATGGCATCAAACTCTTCCAGTGCTTTGGAGCCGCCATTGAGCAGCGGGATCATTTCTGCGCCGCTTTTGCCAAACAATTCCTGCGCAAGTGCGGCCTTGGCTGCGCCGTCTTCGTAGCCCGCAAACTGATCGGCCAATTCGCCCAGCATTTGGCGTGAGCTTTTTAGACTTCCATCGGTGTTCTTGACCGACAGCCCCATGGCAGTGAATGCGGCATCGCCTGCGGCCATGTTCTTTGCCAGCTTGCTCATAGCCCCTTCAAGCGATTCGGCTTGCATGCCCGACATTTTTAGTGCGACCTGCAAGCCTGCAATTTCTTTGGTGGCAAGGCCTGTGCGCTCTTTGACATCATTCATGGCGTCCATGGCGTCAACGCTGGATTTGACCCACGCCGCCAAAGCGCCAACGCTTAAAGCTGCGCCAATTTTTGCGCCAATCCCGGAAAACGATGAGGCGATGTTATTTGCCACCTGACGGCTCATGCGCTGCATCTCATCGAATTTGCGCTGCACATCGGCAATGTCCGCCATGAGCTTGATGTTGACTGCACCGGCTTGCATGCTCAGTGATCCTTTCGTGCGACTTGCGCACGTGCACCAAAAATCGAACGCACACCATCGGAGACGGCTTGGCGGTGATCGTTGGCGGGTTTTTCGATGTAGAACGGCGGGCAATCGGCTTGCTGCGCATCCTGACTGGCGACCACGTAGGCGGTGCTGAGCTTGCGAAGGCCTCTGGCCTCCCAGGCTTGCAGCTCAATGCCGGTATTGGCTTGCCATGCAGCCAAATCTGCATGTGACAGCGGCACAGGGCCCATAGCGCCATGAGAAACCGGGCCAGCATCGAACAGATAGCCAACAAGGTGGCCTGCCGCACCGATGGGCGGCAAATCGGGAGTGCGGCCCGCATTCTCGATTTGCTGCATTCTGGTCATGGGTTTCTCTGTGGCCTTTTCTGATTTCAGGGTTTTGCTTTTGGGTTGGGGTGCCGTTTGAAGCCAGGCGGTTTGCTGCACATAGACCGCCAGGTCATCAATCAGGCGCTCATAAAATTTGCCCAGTCACCAATGGCTTTTCCGACCTGATCAGCAATGAAGCCAATGGATGGATCGCTGTAGGCGGCCTCAAATGCTGTGTTATCGCCCTGGTAAGCCCAGCCGTTGAAAGACACGGTGCATGCGGCCAAAAATGCAGCGTTTTCTCGCTGTTGCTCTTCGGCGCTGAGTTTGACCTTGCCTTTTTTGGCCATGCGATCCAGCATGCGCTGTGTGCGCTGTGAGTTGGCTTTTTGGTAGGCCTTGCTGCCAGGGCCGTACACAGTGACGCTCAAAGGCTTGCCGCTGCCATCCAGCAAGGGTTCGTCATTGCCATTGAGCAATTCAAGCGTGAAGGTGTCTTTGGCGGCCAGGGTGGTAATTTCAAACATTGTTGATTTCCTTTTTCGGGGAGTTGATGAGGTCATGTGAAATTGCCCTTACTTGGCCCAGCCGCTTCCCGCAAAAGAAGCGAACCGGGCCAAGCAGGTGCACGGAGGGTCTTAGGCAGCCAGGGACTCGACCACGCCAACGCCTGCGCTGTTGGTGGTCAATTCAAGGGTCATGGTTGCGCTGGTCACGCTGTCCACGGAACCCACGCCAACCTTGAACGACATGACTTTGGCTTGGAAGTAGTACTTGTCACCGTTTTGAGTGGTGATGACAAAGCTGTAGTCGTTGTCAGACAGTGCGCCTGCCTTGGCAAGGATTTGGCCTGCATCGTCGGTGTCCAGGCCAAGCTGCACGTTGATCGAGCCTTCGTTGAAAGAGCCTTTGAGCTTGACCGTGCCACGCGAACCAATGGGGTTGTGCGTGATCAGGTTGAATTCGCGGCCAAACTCACCCAGATCAGTGACTTCACCAACGGTGGTCATGGTCAAGGCGGCATAGCCAGCAGCATCAAAGGTGGCGGGGGCGGATGCGCTGATTTTCAGCGTGGTACCAGCAGAAGAACGGACGGTCATGATTTTTTCCTTTCGGGTTAATTGAGCAAGTCGAGAATGCAAACTCCGGTGCCGTCATGGCGGGCATTGGCGATGCGGTAAGTGCCAGCAGCTGGGCCGTTACTCACTACAAGCGTTTTGCCCTCAGGCTGAGCAGGAACGCTGGCCGAAGGCAGCATGAAGGTTGGCGATGTGCCAGCCGCCACGCCAAAGCCTTCGAGGCTTGCGCTCTGATAACCGGGCTCCATGACACCGACCACGGCCACCCCGTTGAGCGTGGCCGTGTCGGCCAGCTCGCTGGAGTTGAAAAACGGGCTGAGGTCTTCGGTAAACATGGAGCGTTTGCGTTTCGTCAGACTTAGGCGGTGATGGCATCCACCATGGTTGCAAACGACTCGGCGTGGCGGATGGCGACATCCACATCTTGCAGAGCCACCACACGCACGGTGCCCGAAGTGGAACCGCTGTAGGGGTCAACCGTGAGGTCAAGGCCGCCCCACATGCCGATCAGCAAATCGGCAAAGTTGCCAAACAGGATGGCCGACAAGTCGGTGCCGCTGCCTTTGGTCAGGTTGGATGGGACAGCGTTGGTGATGCCAGCGCGGTAGCCGTTCAAAGGCATGTCGCCTTGCTCGAAAACGAAACCGTTTTGGTTGTTGGCTTTGGTGGTGCCCTTGAGCTTGCCACGCACCTTGGCGTTGGTCAGATAGCCCATGGAACCCACATCGGCGTTGGCAACGGCCACATCGGTTTCGAGTTCGATGATGTTGGCCCATGTGGGTGCAGCGCCATCGGTGCCGCCAATCACGCTGGGCGTGATCAGTGTCAACAGACCCGAGGGCTGGTTGTTTTGGCCGGTACCGCTGATGGCGGCTTGTTGGATAGCCAGGCCCAGCACGGCTGCCAGGTCACGCTGCACAAAGCCTTCAACGTCAATGCTCGATTGCTTGAGCAGCTGGCGGCTGATGTCGGTGAATGCGCCGACAGTTTTGGCCTGCATGGTGACTTGAGCAGTGGTTTGCTGGCTTTCTGTGGGAGCGCCAGATTCGGCCACCCAGTAAGCGGTTGCGCCACCGGATTGCTTTGGAATGGCGATCTTGCCGACCAGACCAGTCAAGAACTGAGCGCCCAAACCATCAATGACCATTGCGTTGCGCAGCAGGTCAATGAAGTTGCCAGACAGCAAGTTGGTGGCAACCAGGTTGCCACCGGCAGTGGCTGTGGTGACATTCAAATCACGCTTTTGCACTTCAAACGGCACCATGAAACCGCGCGATTCTTTGCCCAGAATCTGAGCAGCGGAATCTGAGCACTCACGCTCGAAAGCGGCGGCGCGTTGAGCGTTGGCGTCTTGCGGATTGGCCAGGGCATTGAGGGCGCGCAGAATGCTGTATTGCTTGACCTCTTTGTTGCTCATGCCGATGTCGGCAGTGGGCACGCCCTTGGTGGACATTTTTTCCAGGGCTTCGCGCTGGACTTCTTCGACCGACAGACCGCGCTGAATGGCGGACATTGCCAGATCGGCACCACCGGGGATGGTGGCGGCAATTTTGCAGATTTCGGCGGCGTGGTTACGCTCTTCGGTAGTGACTTTCGTCATGGTTTTTTCCTCAGAAGTTGATGGGGTGATGGTTACTGGATCGGCTTCGGGATCGGTCTCTGTCTCGGTCTCGGTTTCGGTGCCGTCACCGGCCTCAACTTCAACTTCGACACAAACGCTGATTCCGCGCTCATCGGCTTCAGCGCTACGGCCTACGCCAACAGATGCGTCAGCGGGGACGCTGACAAGGGAGACTTCAAAGGGTTCCCAGTCGGTGACGCGGTAGGTTTCCACACCATCCACGGTTTCGACCAGTACGGCTTTGTGAATCATGTAGCCGACGCTCACGTTGCGGCGGATGCCTTCGCGAACGTCTTGCCACACTTCCTCTGCACGAACGCTTTTTCCAAAGCGCACCACGGCACGAGCTACCCGATCAGCACCGATTTCGACAGATTCGACGACCCCGACAACATCTCTTGTGTCGTGATCCATAAGCAGGTTTGCACCGCTGCGCATACGGCCTTGACGCATGCTGGTGGCACCGACATCAAGAATCTCGACGCCCCACCAGCGCTCATACGGCGCTTCACTGGCAAATGCCAGCGTTGCCGTGCGGGCCTCTTCATCAATGGCTTG